AAAGCCCAACTACATTTAAAGTAGACACAAATCACACAGTAGCTGTTGCTGATTCTTCTGCTGCAAACAGCACAGCATTTCAAAGTGAAACTAGAGAAGTTAGAATTGTATGTACAGTAGATGCTTATGTAGAGTTTGGATCTGCACCAACTGCTGCATCATCAAGTTTGATTGTACCTGCATATACACCTGAGTATTTTAGAGTTACTCCAGGTACTAAAGTAGCATTCTTAAGAGTAGGATCTGTTACTGGAACTGCAAGAGTTACTGAACTAACACAATAGATGAAAAGATTTTCTATTAGAGGACAAGATCGTTATCGTGATCGTAGGACAGATGTACCTAATGATGTCTTGCAACTAGAAGATAGAACATATTTATTAATGGAAGAAGGATCAAACCTTCGACTAGAACAAGCTGTAGGTACTGTATTTAGTGGTACACCAATTCCAAGATAGATGAGATTTGATGAGCTTGTTAAATTATTAAAAGAGAAAGAGAAATCTTCTCAACAAAAAGTAAAGAACAAAGAAAGAAACAAAGTTTTAAGAAAGAGAGTAAAGAATGGCTGATAGTAAAATTTCAGAATTAACCGCATTAACATCACCAGCTAATGATGATGTATTGGCTATTGTTGATACTAGTGCTGGTGTAACTAAAAAGATAACTGTGTCAAATTTAAACACAGCGTCTTTTGAAGTTGTTGATGATACTTCACCACAACTAGGTGGTACACTAGATACTAATGGCAATCTAATACAGTTTGGTGATAGTGGTGGTGCAACTGATGACAGACTTCAGTTTGGTGCATCTCAAGATTTACAAATCTACCATGATGGTTCTAATTCAAACATAACTGATGTAGGTACTGGAAAATTAGTATTAAGAAGTGATGGTACTGGAGTTGATATTAATAAAGGTAGTGCTGAAAATATTGCTAAATTTATTGTTGATGGTGCTGTTGAACTTTATTACGACAACTCAAAGAAATTTGAAACAACCTCAACAGGCATAGACGTAACAGGATCAATAGTCACTGATGCTGGTGGTACAATAGGTGCAGCTGGTACAACTACAACTCTTGCTGGTATTGCTATTGCTTCAGAAAATAATTCTATCTTTATGTCTGACTCAGATATTTTAGACACAACTAGCACTGCCGCATTTGATACAGTATATGGTTGGGGTGCTGGTAAAGCATTGACAACTGGAGACTCCAATACATTTATGGGCTATTTGGCTGGTGCTGTTGTTACTACTGGACAAGGCAACATTATGATTGGTGAAAGTGCTGGTGATGGATTTGATACTGAAGGTAACAATCTAGGAATTGGTAATGGAGCTTTAGGAGGTCCAATTGCAGGTGGAGAATTTAACGTAGCTATTGGTAATTTATCACTCGATGCTTTGACTTCTGCTGACAGTGTTACCGCAGTAGGTTATGAAGCTGGTTCTGCTTACACAACTGGTGATTCTGGAGCTGGTCGAAGTGTCTTTATAGGCTATCAAGCTGGTAAAGCTATCACAACAGCACACGACCAAGTTATTATAGGTTCAGGTGCAGCTAGCACTGGTGTAGGAACAAATAGAGGTTTAATAGCTATAGGTAGAGCTGCTGGAAATGATAAAACATCTGGTGATAACTGTGTATTCATAGGTCTTGATTCTGGTGCAAATGTAACATCTGGAGCAGATAGTATTTTTATAGGTCGATCAGCTGGAGACGGACACGACACTGAAGGTAATAACTTAGGTATAGGTACAGATGCATTAGGTGGAGCGATAGCAGGTGCAGAATATAATGTAGCCATAGGTAACTACTCACTCGATGCTTTAACTTCGGGAGATAGTAACACAGCAATAGGGTATAATTCTTTATCAGCAAATACTACTGGTACAGGCAACACTACTGTTGGTGCGTTTTCCTTAGATGCAAATACAACAGCAAACGATAATACAGCAATGGGTCAATCGGCTTTAGGGCAGAACACTACAGGTGCTAGTAACACAGGACTTGGTAGAAGTGCTTTAACTGCTAATACTGAAGGAACTAATAATACCGCAGTTGGTAAAGACGCTATGCTTACAAATACTACTGGCAGTGGAAATGTTGCAGTTGGTAAGGATGCTTTAAAAGATTGTTCTACAGGTTCTAACAATGTCGCTGTTGGAGAGAACGCATTAGCAAATACAACATCCGACCAAAATACTGCTGTAGGACAAAATGCATTATTAACTAATACTTCAGGAAACAGTAACCAAGCAATAGGTCACGATAGTTTAAGACTTAATACTACTGGTAATGATAACATAGCAATTGGTACAGATGCTTTAAGATCAAACACAGAAGGTGGTAGTAACATAGCAATAGGTCATGAAGCATATGACGGAGCAGATACAGAAAATCATAACTTGGCTATTGGTACATCTGCTCTTGGTGGATCGGTTGCTGGTGGAGAGTTCAACATAGCTATTGGTAACTATTCATTAGATGCTTTGACTTCAGGTGACGATAATATTGCTATCGGGTATAATGCAGGAACTGCTATAAGCTCTGGTTTTAACAATACTTTAATAGGTAAAAATGCTGGTCAAGCTATTACAACTGGTGCAAGAAATACTTTTGTAGGCTATCAAGCTGGAGACGGATTTGATGGAGAAATACATAATGTAGGAGTAGGTGAAAATGCATTAGGTGGCCCAATAGCTGGTGGAGAATATAACGTAGCAGTGGGTAACAATTCACTCGATGCTTTGACTTCTGGTGACTACAACGTAGCAGTTGGATATGGCTCGGGTGGTGCTGTAACTACTGGTACTGGTAATATTTTTATGGGCTATGATGCTGCTGCATCTAGAACTGAAGGTAATGATTCAGTGTTTTTAGGATATAGAGCTGGTCACGGTTGTACGACAGGTAATGATATTGTATTTATTGGTAAAAACGCTGGAGATGGCCACGATACTGAAGGTAATAATTTAGGAATAGGTACAAACTCATTAGGTGGCTCAATAGCTGGAGGTGAATTTAATGTAGCTATTGGTAACTTATCTTTAGACGCTTTAACGTCTGGTGACAACAATACAGCTATTGGATATCAAGCAGCAAGTGCTATTACATCAGCTTCAGAAAATGTTTACATAGGTCGTCTTGCTGGTGGAACTGGTGTAGGAACTTCTGCTTACAATGTAATGATTGGTAATGAAGCTGGTGAAGCTGGAACATCTGTATCAGAAGCAACTTTTGTTGGTTTTCAAGCTGGGACATCAAATACAACGGGAAGTAATGTTTTAGCTATGGGCTATTTAGCTTATGACGCAGCAGATACCGAAAACCATAACTTAGCTATTGGTACTCACGCACTTGGTGGTGCTGTAGCTGGCGGTGAGTATAACGTAGCAGTGGGTAACTATACTTTAGATGCTTTGACGTCTGCCGATAATAACACAGCTATTGGTTATGAAACAGCAAGTGCTTTAACTACTGGTAATTCTAATACTGTTGTTGGACAAGCTGCTGCATTTCATTTAACAACTGGAATTGGAAATACTATTATAGGTAGACTTGGTGGTGAAAATTTAGATTCAGGAAATAATAATACTTTAATAGGTAGAGACGCTGGTTCATCTTATGTAGGAAGTGGAGATAATTGTACTATTGTAGGTATGGGGTCAAGACCTCATTCATCAGCAGACAATGAAGATAATACAACTATCCTTGGTTCTGGTATAACATCAGGACAAGGTAATGAAGTACACATTGGAAACACATCTGTTACTGCAATTAAAGGACAAGTTTCTTTTGGCACATATTCTGATGAAAGAATTAAAAAAGATATTGTTGATACTGATTTAGGTTTAGAGTTTGTAAATAAACTAAAACCTCGAAAATTTAAAAGACGTGATCCAGCAGAGTATGCTGATATTTTTGAAGATAGCAATAAAGAACCAATTAAAGAAGAAGAAAAAGATAATGTATTTGATGGTTTAATAGCTCAAGAAGTTGAAGCTGTTTGTAAAGAACTTGGTGTCAGTTTTTCTGGTCATCAAGTTGCATACTCAAGTAAACAGTCTATTCAGTATGAAACATTGACTATGCCATTAATAAAAGCCGTGCAAGAGTTGTCGGCTCAAGTAACAACTCTACAACAAGAACTAAAAACCATAAAAGGAGAATAATATGGCAGTAACTAAAGAATGGGTATCAGCTAAACCTAAAGTCAATGCTGATGGTAATGTAACAGAATGGTCAGTTGAGTATAAATATACTGATGGTGACTTTTCTCATACATTTCAAAAATCTGAAAAGATAGATGTACCATCAAAAGTACCAGGTGATTATACAAAAGCTGAATTGTTGACTCTAATGGATGAGGCACATTGGGATGATATGTTTAATAAAAAACATAATGTTCACAAGAACCCACCAGTAGCCGATACAGTTGACAGTAGTTTTGATGTTAATAGTTTATCTTAATGGAGAATATTTACGACAGTAATCAAGCTGTTCACATAGATAGATCAACGAGAAAACTTGTCGTAAAGAAATCGCAAGATACTACTAATATCTTAAAAGATAATAAAATAGCTCGTAATCATAGAGCTAACGAACAACGAGGTGACTTTCAACGTATTGCACAAATACCATTGATTGCCTTACAAATAAAAACCAAAGAACTATTTGGTCATTCTAATTGGTATAAGCTACACAAAGACGATCAGCGTAGTATTATCAAAAGAATGATTAATAGTAATGAGTTCCAAAACTTTAGAGTAGGAGATAAGAAGTTATAATGGCGTTAAATAATTATGCAAACTTAAAAACAACTATAGCTAATTTCCTAGCTAGAGATGATTTAACATCTGAGATAGATGATTTTATTGATTTAACAGAAGCTGACTTTAATCGTAGATTAAGAGTTAGAAACATGGAAACAGTGGATACATCATTTACAGTTGACTCAGAAACAGAAGCTCTACCTACAGGATTTTTACAAGCTCGTAGTTTTATCTTAACTAGTTCTACACCTGACCAAACATTAGAACTTACAACTGCATATCATCAAGCTAACACAGCTGGCTTTGAAAGATCTGGAGTTCCTAAGATGTATTCTATTGAAGGATCTAACTTTAGATTTAGTCCTACACCTGATACTACATATACAGCCAGGCTAACATTTTATAAAGCATTTGATAGTATTGATGGTACAACAACTACTAATCATATATTGACAAATCACCCTGATGTTTATTTATATGGTGCATTATATTTTGCATCTACATTTATTAGAGGTATGGATCAAACTACTATTGCTCAGTTTAAATCACAGTATGAAGCAGCTTTACAACAAGTAGAAGCAGTTGATGAAAAAGATAAATACAATGGTTCACCATTAATACAAAGAACAGACATTAATATTAATAACTTTGATAACGTAAAATAATGCAAGTACCTTTTGGAGAATGGCTACCTGATTTACCAGATCATTTGAATCCTGGTTCAACAGAAGCCAAAAATGTATACCCTGCTGTAAATAGTTACAGACCTTGGAAAAGTATTCAAACATCTAGTGGTAATGCTTTAACTGCAAGATGCCAAGGAGCAGCTACATTCAAAGATGATAGTGGTAATGTATTTATATTTGCAGGTGATAAAACTAAGTTATACAAAAAAACTGGCAACTCATTTGTTGATGAAAGTGGTGGTACTACATTTAATACAGCTAGTAATAGTTACTGGGATTTTATAAAGTTTGGTGAAACAGTTATTGCTTTTAATGGCGGTCAAAGTCCTCAAGCCTGGACTATGGGAACATCATCTGACTTTGCTGCGTTAGGTGGATCACCTCCTACATTTAGACATGCTGCTGTTGTAGGTAATTTTGTTGTTACTGGATTTCAACCTACTGCACAAAATTTAGTGCAATGGTCTAGCTTTAATAATGCTACATCATGGACAACTGGTATTAACCAAGCAGACTCTGAAACATTACCTGAAGGTGGTGTTATTACTGGTGTTGTTGGTGGACAATATGGTTTGATATTTCAAGAGAATAGAATTACCAGAATGGATTTTAGAGGTGGTAATGTTATATTTTCTTTTAGACGTATTGAAGATAACAGAGGTGCTGTACAAGGTAAGAATATAATTAAAGTTGGTAATCTTGTATACTTTTTATCTGAAGATGGTTTCTATGTTACTGATGGTAACACATCTAAACCTATTGGTAATGGTAAAGTAGATCGTTTCTTTCAAGGTGATCTTAAAAGAGACCTAAGAGAAAGAGTAAGAGCATCAGTAGATCAAGAAAATAAATTAGTATGTTGGTCTTATCCATCTCGTACTGGACTAACAGCTAGTACACAGAATGATAAGATATTAGTATTTCATTATGAAACAGGAAGATGGTCAATAGTAGAAATTAACCATGAGTTAATGTTTCAAAATTTATCAGAAGGTAAAACACTAGAACAGTTAGATGACTTTCCTGCTGCTGGTACAAACAACATAGAACAGATTAGTGTATCTTTTGATGATGCAGGTTTTTCAGGTGGACTACCAACATTTGGTGTGTTTAATTCATCACACTTTCTTGGACAGTTTAATGGTAATACATTAGCCTGTGAACTTGGTACAGGAGAAACAGAGATATTTCCACAAAGTAG